TGTATGAGGATGATAGTCCCCCTAATACTGGTGAAAACACTCGCCAGACTAAACTCTACAATTTCGACCCACGAATGGCCCATCCGAAGTATGGGGAAGATTTAGCAGCAATGCGGGCTACCGATGAAGAAGTATTGGGAAGTGGGCTAAAACCTACAGCGCAACCTCGTCACAATATAGAATGGGAAGAGGGAGTGAGTGAATTACTCGGCTCTAATCCTCGCTATCCAGATGAGGAGATGCATGAAGTCACACATCATGGTGTGAAGTATTTGATGAGGCCAGATGGGAAAGTTCAGTTCCCCATCAAAGAGGGAGATAAGGGAATATGGCTTACTCGACCTACTGAATCAGATGCAAGTCCCGGAGGATTGTTTACACACAGAGACGCTGATAAATTAGTTTTCGTTCGTGGTAAATCTAAGTCATTGCGAGGAATGGGGAGAGCATATGAGCGAAACAGCGATGAGGCGCGAGAGAAGGTAGCAGAGATGTTTCTTCAACGAAAGAAGCCAATAGACCCAGATAGACTTGTCGAAGTGCCTTTACCTAAAAATAAGCAAATGTGGCAAGTTTTGAGAGATTTAGGGCTTACGGGCGGAACAGATAATCATGGCCGAAGTAAATGGGGTAATAAGGTACCAATTAAGAAGTTCTTTCCACTTCGAGGAGATGGATTAAACATGGGCGAACCAATGAACATAGCCTACCAGTTGCTCAAAGACCGCAAGTCGCCGGAGGCTTGGGCACACAAGTTGGAGTATGATAAGCAATATCAGAAGAATCCAAAGAGAGTCAAGTATCGTGAGCAATTGAACGCAGAACGTAGGAAGCGTGGCATATACGGCAAAGGCGGTGGCGATGTTAGCCATACTCAAGGTGGAAAACTGACGTTGGAAAGCCCTCATGCTAATCGAGCGCGACACTTCAAGGGGAAGGGAACACTTCGGAGAGTGAAGGTGAAATGAGTCCTTTTGACAAAGCGTGGGTCTTATTGAAGAATGTGACTGACCATGATGTCGATATGAGTAACCCAGTCAGTATAGAATCATGGAATGAACCGACAACGCCGTGTAGCAAATGCGGCCAATACGGTGCGAACATGCGTATGACATACAACAACAAGTTTGGTACAGATGAGCAAGAAAGGCATTATTGTGAGACTTGTTATCAGATTTCACATGGGAGAGAATAGAATGAATCCCTTCGACCATGCATGGACTTTGCTTAAAGAAGCCGAATGGCATCCCCCTAATACATTCGATAGTGATGAAATGACGAGGTATCTTCGTTATCATATGAATAATTTTCACGACAAGTTATCAACAGAAGGGCAAGGAGAGGCTGCATTTTACATGCAGCAACTAGAGGGTTTCATAAATGCAGCAAATAAAGGGGAAGAGTATTTTGGCTTTATGACTCCTGAGTTTGCAGTTGGACAGATGAATAATTTGATTGATAAAGAAGGATTGAAAGATACCCAATTGAGGAATTTAGAATGAACTTCTTCTGTCCGATAATTCCTAATATCTGTCTATACAATTAGATATTATTCTCTATGTTTAGACAGGATAAAGGAATAATCGGAAAAGTAATGCTTAAGATGACCTCCTTAGTGGACAGGGGCGAGGTCACGAGGATGAGCGACACAGACGAGATGAAAATGACAGGGCTAATTCTGTCCCAATCTGCCTTAGTGGGAGTGGCAGTTGGGGTATACGCTTCGGGTTTATGGTTACCCGGAGGCAACAACACAGACTCTACGATAAGTGGAATGACATATGCGATGGGTGCATTAGCAGTACAAACGATTGCCTACTATCTGTTCAAGATGTTCTTTGAACAAAGTATGAAGGAAAAGGTACAGATTGCCGAAATGCAGAGAAATAGACAAGATGCATTTAGACAACAACAGTTCGGCTTTGAGCAGAGAAGGGCAGATTTAGAGTTGAGAGTGCAAGAGTTGCAGTTGGAGAATGAATTGCGTATACTACATGAAAACCCTGAGAGAATCACACCCGGTTACAATGGAGGTAGCATAGGTATAGGTGTTCAAGGGGATTTTCATAATACATACAATCCCGGCATTCCAGTTCATCAGGCAGACAATAAAACGCCACTAAATCTTGGATTAAACGCTATGGCAGATGAAGTAATGCGAGATGCGCCCCCTTCTTCAAATATGCGACTAAAGAAGGATGGCACCCCAGACCTTAGATACAAGCCGCCTTCACAGTGATTATATGGTGCTCCCCGGACAATTGATACCCAGTCCTTTGCGAATCTTTCGTAATGTGCAAGATGATTCCGTAGAGGAAACGCTTAGAGCGATGCATCTTGCTAATACTGTGGATAATACCTACGAGTGGGGAATTGGATGGATAAGAACGATTATTATTTCTATTGTTCTTGCTTTAGCCGTGTCTGCTACTGAATCGAATAGCGATTTTAGTCTTTGGGAATCTACAATTGAGTGGTTCTATGAGCAAATCAGAGACATAGGACAAGGTATTGTCGATTGGGCAAGTTGATGCTCAATGGCGGTTGGCGGCGGTAGTGTATTGGTGGGCGTTGCCTTATGGGGCAAGCAGATTTGGAATAACTGGAAACCGAGAAAAGTCGGCATCTACGGAGCGAGTATGGTCGGTAAGACCACTCTTGACAAATACATGACTACTCCCGGTGAGATGGAAGACATACCAATTGAAGATAGAACTGAACATTACAAAATACTAACCAAGTATCTATTACCTAAACCAACAAGAAAGAGGATTCGTTGGGAAGGAGAGAGAAGGGTCATTCATTCGACTGATATAGGCGGCCAAGAGCGATTTTGGAACTTATGGATTGATGATATGGTGAATAGACAGTGCGAGTATGTAGTATTCATGTTTGATGAGCGAGCGTTCAAGGAAGGGGCGTTAGACCAAATAGGTGGATTCAAGTATCTTGTGGACTCTATAATCGGTCGAAATTATAGATATCGAAATTGGAAGAGTTGGAGGAGAGGTAAGAAGTATGTTCCTCGACTTGTGGTCTTGATTGCTAATAAAGCAGATAGATACTTCGACAATCATGCTGCGACGTTATGGCAACAAGGAAGAATAGGCGAACACAAGATATTTGACCCCTTTCGTGATGACCTCATTAGGCTTCAAAAAGCAGGTATACCGACCAAGCGCAACTTTATGGCAACACGTATAGGATGGAACGTAGAAGCCGCTTTATTGGAGATGATTGATTATTGACCTCGTAAGTGACCTTTTTGAAGTAGATAGGAGTCGGAGATATATGGCGAAGGGGAGTTCAACCACATCTTTGGTGTCTACAGGAGGTAGTAATTCTCTCAGAACTACTATTCCGATGTGGATTGTGGAGCAGTTCGATTTGAAGCCCGGAAGTAAGATTGAGTGGTCTCTAAGCGCCAAAAACGACGCAATGACTATTTCCGTAACCCCACAGGAGTGATACAATGGTGATGAACTACTGGCAACAACCTAACCCAAATCTCGCACAAGTGAACGAAGCAACATTGATGGCTCTTTCGCAGCAAGGAAACCCCGGTTTTACACATGCGATGTTATTGGAACAAGCGGCTGCACAGCAGCAAATGCAGAGAATGGCAACAGAGAAGAACTTAGAAGTTCCCAAAGTAAACTTCTATCCATCGCGCCATCCTAATCCAATAAAAGCAAGAAAATCTGATATCAAACAAGCATACAAGTTATTGAAACCCTCAAAGCGTTCGCTTCTTGACCCGCGAAGATGGGGGTGGAGTAATTATAGATACAACAAAGATACGGCAGTTTGCTGCGTTGATGGTTGTAATGTTATGGAACTAATTCAATACGACAACCTATACGCGCGCATAACCGACGAAGATAGTGGTAAGACTCTATGGGATTTGTATTGGAAGAATCCAGTTACTGGCGAACCAGAAGCATTCATCGCTCGTGAAGGAGTAACAAGTGGTAGAAAACTAAGAGCAACATATTGTCCTGAGCATCTCCATCTCTATCATCTCCTTTGTAAGTGGGAGGAAGAGGAAGATAGAGAAAATGAGATGCGACCAAGTAGGTTTCGTGATAAAATCAAGAGGGGAGTGAGTATTGTTACGGTGCCCGTCACTGCCGTAACAGGGGGCCAAACTGGGCCAACCCATCCTCTAATCACAAAATACGAGCCGTTCTTCGCTGAAGTTTCTGCAGATGCGAGGAAAACTAATGGTATCACAATGCAGCATTATTCTAATCCTGTGACTAATGAAAACGACATAACGACCATAACATTCGACATGAGAATGTTTCAACAGGAACTTATCGAAATGTCTCGGCCTACACAGGCATTCCAAGATGTTCTCAACCAACAGGCTCAAGTCATACAGCCTACTCCATTACCACCAGAGATAGCGCAGGGGGCTCAATAATGACATTCGGACAACCACCAGTAAGTAGTGGACTGAGCCTCAATTTGAGTCAATCTGGCGCGCCGATGACTAACGGTTACGCGGCCTCTGCTGCTGCACCAGCCTATTCCGGCTATGCTGCACCTAACCAAGGTTGGTATGGGAGCCAACAACCCAGCGCAGGACAAGCATTGTTTGCAGGCCTTACAGGGCAAGACCCTTACAATCAACAAGCAATTATGCCGCCCAGTGAGACTGAGATTCTAATGACAATGTTGGACCAGCAGTATTCTGTTGAGAGGTTTCTTGCATCTCCTCTCTTTTCACAATTACTTGAGATAATCAGCGCCATAACCACTTTCTCTGTTCTAAACGTTCTGAAAGGGGCATCTTACACTTTTGATGAGGATGCTGGTGTATTCTCTTTCAATACCACTACGTTACCTCAAGAACTTCAAACAATGAGTGCTGAAAACGTCTTGGCTCAAGTCACTGCATTAAATGCGCAACTTGGACAAATTATTGGACAAGCAGACCAAATCAAAATGCAAACTATGCAGAATGCTGGTAATAGTATACTCCAAGCACAACTTGCTAACGCTATGGCAAATCCCGGCATGATGACGGGTGCCGCAGAAGCAGGAGGTTCCTTCTTGAGGAACTTCATTACTGGAGGTAGAGTCTGATGATGAGAAGAGGGTCAAATTTCATGCCAAAGCAAATTGCCGACGTGACCATGCACATGCTTGCACCTAAGAGGCAAGTTGTCGTAGATATGGTGATGGTTCAACTCATCAGTGCTATCCTTATCTTTTTGGGAATTTTAACCTTCAAAAATACCGAAATCACTCAAGTAGAGATGTCGATGTATATGCTTGGAGTTTTTATTTCCTTTGTTCTTCTCACTTCAATCTACCAGCGTATTACGCGCCCAGTCTAAGCAATGCTGATTAAGCACATAGTATTCCGCTTATGTATGGTTGAGCGTAAGCCAGTCGTAAAGAGGTCGTGTGCCTTTTGTCAAATCGAGGAGAGGGAGGTGCTCGAAGAGACTCTTACGAATGGCGAAATGTCATGTTCGCAGTTGGATAAGGACATGGGTTGGAGAGCCAATACTGCAGACCGGCATTTTCGTAATCATATGGGTCAATATCACATGGCTGCAAACCCGTCTTGTATTATTTGCTCAAGTGAGAGTAGAAGTAAATATGAGGAGCGTTTCTTCTCTGATGGAGCAGAATCAGACGCAATAGCAGAAGAGTTAGGAATCAAGGAGAGCACTGTATATCATCACATGAAGCATCACTTTCAGCCATTGGTTCAACGCTCGGCGGCGACTGAAGTCGCAATTACCGTTGGAAATGAGATTACTGTTCTTCGAGGGAACGTCGAGAGACTAAACTCGAAACTTACAGAACTCATGGATGAAGGGGATGTGCACGAGGATGGATTTGTGAGAAAAGCCGTATCTCTCCATAAGGAAGTTCGTGAGTCTATCAAAGATTTAACCAAAGTGCAAGACCAATGGGGCACTATGGGTGACGGCACGCAAGTTAATCAAACCATTAACATTCTACAAGTTGAACTGGCAAAGGAGAGTCCAGAGAGTTGGAAACGTATCAAGACAAAACTCCAAAGTGAAACAGGTGAGATATCGTGATACCTATTTCGGACCTTATGCAAGTAAATCATCCGGGGTATCGGGTTTTCTGTATGGGTCATAATATGCGTGAAGTGCACTATCCTGTATTCTTGGATTATTGCGTAAACGTATGTGAGAGATTCAGGTTTTATGCCCATCAACATAATGGTTCGATAATAGTCGAAAATAGCATTATGCAAGTCATAGAGTGTCTCAAGAATATAGATGAGACAGACGAGCCGGAAGAAGTGTTTCCACTTAGAGAGCAGATTCGTAACTCATGCTATGAGTTCAAGATGCATTGCGATGAAATGGGGAGTAAGTTTACTCGACCAGATGCCATTACAGAGTTCTACGATAGAATCGCAGATTTGGTTATAGATGTAACATTCACATATGCGGGCGTAGAAAACCTCTATGAAAACAAGGAGGCATAATATGGGCAAGATTCTGATTCGTAAAGCACAGGGAACCATGGGAATGGGAACTGGGTCAGACTTGCGGATATACAATCCGAGAAGTGAATCTTCGACGATGTTTCGTCACAATCATGAAGATGAGGATAGTGTACACTCCCCAGAAGATGGGAAATATCGTGATGAGAGAACAGCCAAGAAGAAAAAAGAGCGAGAGGATAGGGCCGCCGAATTGAAAAATATCAAACACATTCCTATCAAAACCACTGATTTACATGAAGATGAGGACGTGGATGAGGATTTAGAACCGACCAAGTTTGACAGGGAACTCGAACCTTCTCTCATGACTGGAACTCATGGGAACTTCGGCGCCATGACAAGTATGGCAAATCAAGCGAAAGGGCCGGGTTTTGCTGGAGGCCATGCTTTTGCTATGGGTGAACCAATGGAAATCGCTTTCCAGTTGTTGAAGAGGCAAACGACTTTGCCCGGTTACGACAGGAAACGTGTAGAGGAAATGGTATCTCCAGAGAATAGTAATATCTGGATTGCTGCTAAACCGGGAAATGAGGAAATCTCATCTGAGCAGTCCAGCAACCTATCAGATGCAATGCTTCGAGAACTTGCTACACTAAATCGTAATCACGGACCCTTCTCCATAACAAGTGCAACGGGAAATAGTGGCGAATGGGGTACGGAACCATCATTTATGCTGACTGGGGTATCTGAAAAGACTCTTCCTCATATTCACGAATTAGCAGATAGATTCGGCCAACAAAGTATAGCGATATCTAATGCAAATAGTGAAGCAGCAAGATTTGAAACTCCTCAAGGAAATGTAACTGATGAGTTTACAAGTATGGATTTTAACCCAAATGCAGAGTATTCCACAGACTTTCCTACCGGTCAAAGATTAGAGTTTAAGAAGAGCGTCATAGTTCTCAAGAGAGATGAGAGAGTGGGATTTGTTGGTAAGAAGCCAAAGAGAGCAACGGGTGCTAAAGCAAGGAAAGATTACAAGGAGAGAAGTCGTCATTGGCGACCTTCGACTGGCGAGTTCAAACGGCCACCCGGCGGTATGACTCCCAGTAGTGCTACTGGAAGAAGGGCAAAGTCACGGATGCGAGGTATCAAGAGTGGTAAGAAGACCGGATTGAGTAGGGCTCATCTTGCTGTTGAGATGTCACACCGTGGTGTGAAGACTAAGCAACCTAAATCGAAAGACCCAAGGGCGTATAGGCAATATATGGGACAGCAAGAAGCGAGAAAGCGACTTGGTAATGTCAGAACAGTGCACGCCACGCCTGCGAGATTCGGAGCACGTTCCTATCGAGCCGGTCCGACTGGTGCCGGAATGTTGCAGAGTCAGTTGCCGGGACAGGCTGCAGCCGCAAGACAATCAGCCATGAGACGGATAAGGCCACCTCGAATCCCATCAGTAAGAATGCCATCGGTTCCTAACATTCCCGGCGGTGCTCCACCGAGCCCTCCAATGAGTGTAATGGGACAAGGTGGCGGGCAAATAGGAGTGGGGATGCCCAAACTACCGACTGCGACAGTGCAGGGGGCAGGTCCGGGAATGGTAATGACTGGCAAAGTGGGAGTAGGTAGTGATTTGCAGAAGCGGGGACTATCATACTACGACATGGCCGAACTTCGCCAACTCGTCAATGATGCTCGAAGAGCGATGAAGCGGAAGGAGACTAAGAAAAAGGGGAAGGGAGACAGAGACACAAGTGGCGGTGGCTCTAATTTACCAAAACATCCAGAGAATGGGCCTAAACAAACAACTCGACCCGAAGGTGCTACCGAAGATGCGAATAATGAACCAAGAACATTCGGCTTAGACCCCATAGGCCACTTAGTAGGACGTGGAGGTAGAACTCCATGATTTACTCATCTCCTCAACTTCTCAAGGCTCTCCTCATTAGGAAGGGCGATGGTAACTATCTACTCTATGGTGGGCAACTTCAAGTTCAAAGATATCCGCCACCAGAGGCTCATTTTGAAGACCCGGCTAAACCAGATATTCCGGCTTTTGCTCACACTGGTGGTCATGGGGAGAATGATACCGGTCACCCCGGTGTGGGCCACGTGATAAACGGCACATGGGTGAAGGGAGAACATGGTGAAATGGTCTGGCGCGATGACTCTGCTAATGAATATCTACATGGTATTGATGGCTTAATCAGGGCTGTTGGAAGTGAGTTTGCTAAGAGAGGCATAGAAGCCAATCCAAAGGACGTAATTCAACGAGCCATTGACAGACACAATATGGGAAGAGCAGAGAATGACCAAGTTCCTCATATTGATAGCAATGAGTGGAAAAAACTCCACATGTCTCATTTGAATGAAGGCGGACCTGTTAGAGGTAAAGATGGTCAATTTATCACTACTATCTCGAACGGTCTTAAGCACGCCAAAGACCATTGGCTTGGGAGATTTATGGAATCATACCATATCCCTATGAACAAAGAACTTGGAGCGGAAATGGCCGCAGTAGGCCATGAAAATCCCAATAGACACAGTTGGATTCGGGAACCTTACGTTAAGCCACATAGGTTGTCTTTTGCAGTCAATCCCGATGGAGAATTACAACCTGCTGGTGGGTCAGCCGATAATCTCAAAGGAAGAACAACGCTCCCTCAAAGAGATGTTCAAAGACTCTTAGAAAGTGGATTGATGAGTGGTACACCAGAGTTCCAAAACATATCGGCTTGGGGACTCGGCGGAATGAAGGCGCCAACCTATTATCTCAGACAACCATATGGCAACCAAAATCCAGTGAATATAAATCCACAAACTAAGGCAAGTTTCATGCATGAAATGATGCAAGCAATGGGAGGTAGCCCAGAGTCACTCGCCAACAACACCATAGTGAATAGTGCTGGAGCAAAGGAGTTCATCAGTAAATTACCAAACAATTTTTCGATACCAGTCGAAGGAAGGAATCGGTCATTGAAGGCTCTTCTAATGTCTGGTTCAGCAGGTTGGGAGAAGGTATACGGCTCTCTATCAAACGTAGTAGCATTCCAAGGTATGTTTGGTGAAAACAAGAGAGGAAGACGAGATGCAAATGGAAAGTTGCAGGGAAGCACAATCGGAAAGAAGAATCTACTCTACGGTGAGAGATATGGAGATATGGCAGAAGAGGGACAAGGAATCGACAAGTTTCTCGGACACTCAGCCAGAATAGGCAATCAGCATATATACAGAACCGAGGGTGGTCGAGGTCTCGGCACACACACTCGTGCAAAAGACCATTACAGTCATATTCTTCTTGCTGCTGCACATGGCATCGCGCACCATGAGGATGAATTATCACCAGAAGCACTGGCTCTCAATAATATCAAACTGATTGATAATGAACAGGAAAGGGCACAGATACCAAGATTAAGAAAGGTCATGGAGGTGCTCGGTAATACGATAATGATTGCCAGAGGAATCGAACCTATGAAAATACCCGACCAAGAAACATTGCGGAATATGCAGGCGTTTACAGGTCACGACCTCAGAGGAGGAACTCACGAAGACCCGGCAATGCTCGGCATTCCAGACCACGTAAGATTAGTAGGAACAACTGCTCTTCCAATAGATACAGAACCTCACATTACGGGACTTGGCACCCCATCATCACCTCACCAATCAGTAGACGGAGCGCCCGTTAGACCCGGTGCTGCTGAAATGATTCAAGGAGGAGGTCAATCGGCTGCAACTGGGCCTCCTCCACCTAATCCATTCAATATCCCCGGTGCCACTGTTACTCGAACACCGGCAGACCCTTCAATTGCGGGAACTCGATTTCCGGTAGACCCAACTACACCGGGTTTAGACCCACTGCAACAAGTTAGAGCAAGGGTAGGTAATGCTCCTATGGAGAAAGTGAGAGATTTTATGGCACGACGAGAAATGCCAGTTACGCCACAAAGAGTGCAGCAGTTTCAGCAGTCTTATGGCGACCCATATCAAACGCAGTTATTTGACCCCAATCAACCATGGATGCAGAAGTCGGATAATCTGGTCAATGTGGTAGAGACGATACAGATAGACGATGCTATGAGCGATATGGCAATAATGAAGCATGTCCCTACGAGAAAATTAGACAAGAGGTCGATAACAGATATCTTACTTATTGCTAAGAGAATGGATATTTCACCAGTAGATGTTCGCACGATACTCAATACCAAAGGCGATTGGGAGCGTATTACCAAGACCTATGGCTATGATGAGGATGCCATTAAGGTAGTCAAGGTTTCATTTGGAGGGATTTGATGGGGAAAGTCATGGTCATTAGGAAAGAAGCAGGAACAGCGTCTGCTGTTGGTGGTGGCGGTGGCAGTGTAGGAGTCGGATTGGGCGGTGGTGGCCTGATGTTCATGTTGGGGCAAGGCAGAACGATGACGCCGGAACAATTGGCAGATGCCGGATTTGGAGAAATCGGAAGCGATAGACACAATAGAGCACTCCGTATGCAGCGAATAGGTCATGCAGCAAGATATGGCGCCGCAGGATTAGGTGCATTCAATGCACTCTATAATCAGACTTCAAGCGGCCAGCCGGGAATTGGGGGAGCCATGGCAACCGGTGCGATGAGCGGATATGCTGGAACTGCTGGTGCAGAAGATATAGCAGCACGAATGGGACAGCGCTTTGGAAGAAAATTAGACGATAAAGTGTATCATGATGATTTTGTTGAGGGGCCAGAGGTCGCATCTCCATCTCCAGAGCCACTGATGATTACAGAAGGTTATGCAGAGATGACCCCCGAAGAGGCATCGTGGCAATATATGCAAAACGTTCACGCTGGGGCAGCAGAAGATTTTCCTGAGACTGAGGAAGAGAGACTGAATAGAGATGCAAGGAGTTACGATTGGTCATGAGTAATGAGCAGATGGACGCCTTCATCCTGAATATGGATAGAGAGATGTGCAAGAAGTCATTCAAGTATTTCTTCGTAGATATCCTTGGTTTCCTATACAATCACCATCATGACGATTGGCGGAAGGGATTAGAAGAGTCACAATACTACTGCGTGAAAGCATCTCGTGACCACGGTAAATCCGTCTTCTTCATGTCGTATGCGCTATGGCTTGCTGCATTCAATCCCGGCAAACACGTTATGGTTTTCTCTCACTCACTTGAGCAGACGCTTGAGCATATGAGATTCATTCGCAATCTGATAGAGGGAAATGACATCCTTAGACATTTGAAGCCAGAGGGCAAGCCTTGGGCGAAATCTTACTTCGAGTTTTCTAATGGTAGCCGTATGATGGCAAAGTCAGTTGGTGGAGCAACTCGTGGATTCCACCCCGATATTGTCGTTTGTGACGATATTCTCTGGGGAACGACTGCTTCTGAATTGGCTAAGACGGCCGATTGGTTCTATGGTGTTCTCCTTCCGGTTCTTCACCACACGAGTAAATTGATGATGGTTGGCACACCATTTAGT